TAGGCAAGACTCAATATAATGAACTTAATACTATGGGGATTTTAAAACTCCAACCTGAACTTTATGTAAGACTTGCTCTTGCTAAAATGAAACTAGCCAGAGACAAAGGAAGGTTTAATAAGCTCTCAGACGAAGAATTTAATAATCTTATAGATGAGTTCACCTCAGATCCTAGCAATTTTACCCCTGCTAAACGTAGAGCAATTTCTATCAAATACGATAAGGAACTTCAAAAAGATATTGCTACAAGAAAAGGTATCAGCACTGATGATGTAGTATCTAAAATGTCTGACTTCCAAAAAAATCTTGAAGAACAACAACTAGAAGAATGGCAAAAACGCCAGTGGCAAAAAAGAGCTGGAATTATTAAATAATTTGGCAACTTAGGAATTTTTTCGTATATTTATTGGCGACTTTAGGGCACCAACCTAGTTATTATATTAACCGTCACCTTAGGGGACAAAAACAAAACAAAATGACACACGTATTATTTAAAGAAAATTATACTAGTCCACTTGATGTACTAGTTAAAAACTTTTTCGACGCACAAGGCACATTTGATAAGCCTAGTCGACCTACAGTAACACATCCTATTGATGTGTATGAAGATAAAAACGGCCTTACACTCGAAGTAGCTTGTACAGGCATTGATAAAAAGGATGTAAATATCAATATTGAAGGTGATGTCCTTAGACTTTCCTACGATAAAGGAGAGCCCAAAAACGAAGAAGACGAAACTCGTTACTACCACTCAGGTATTAAAAAAAGTAATTTTAACCTTGGTTGGAAAATCTCCCGTAGATTTAACCTAGCAAAAGCAAACGCTGAAATGGTTAATGGTTTACTAGTAATTAGTATCCCATTGTCTAATGAAGCAAAACCAAAATCGATTACCATAAAGTAATCGCCCTTTAGGTTGGTGTCCTGAAGATCCTTTCGTATATTTACAGGGTAAGGTTGCGTCAGCAACCCCATTAATAAAGAAATCTTAAATTAAATAGTTATGAATTACATTAAAGATCCTGTCTTAGGTGATTATTACCTTGTTGTAGATGATCTAAATTACTCGGCTTATATTACCATTACTCCTAGTAGTGGGATTAAATATGATTCTTGTATTGGACATTTTGGCAACTTAGGAAAAGCCCTCGAAAGAATCGCCGAACATCAAGTTCGACAAAAGTCCTATACTAGTATTAAGGATTATATTATTGAATTAAAAAATATTTACAACGATTATAAAAAACACTTTTTACAATGAAATTAAAAGCACTATTTAATGCAGTTATTGTAGAGCAAATTGAAGAGGAGGAAAGCACCTATGGCTCTATCGTAGTCCCAGATATGGGAAAAGAAAAAACGCTTAAAGGCAAAGTAATATCAGTTGGACCAGGGCAGTATAGTGCTATGGGAAATTTGATTGAACCTACAGTTAAAGTAGGGGATGTAATTATTATGCCTCAAATGGGACCTACAGTACTTAATCATGGTAGTGATGAGTACTTGGTTTGTAAGGAAAATGAAATTTTAGCAATTATTGAAGAATGAGTAAAGTAACTATCGTAAACTACGGTGACGACTCCCGTAAAAAACTGATTGATGGAGTTAATCAATTAGCAGATGCAGTCGTAACAACTTTAGGACCCAATGGTCGTAATGTTGTTATACAAAATGAACAAGGTATACCTCAAAGCACTAAAGATGGTGTAACTGTAGCTAAAGCTATTGAACTCGAAGACACAGTAGAAAACACGGGAGCTCAATTGGTAAAACAAGCAGCTATTCGTACTGCTGAACAAGCGGGTGATGGTACTACTACTTCTACTTTGTTGGCACGTGAAATTGTAAACTCTGGCATGCGCTACAGTGACAAGGGGCATAACATTGTAGAAATTAAACGTGGTATTGATAGATGTGTTAAAGCACATGTTGATTACCTTAGAAAGATATCTCAAGATATTTCAAGTGAGGACCAACTTCGCCAAGTAGCTACTATCTCAGCTAATAATGATGAGGAAGTAGGTGAATTAATTGCTACTGCAATGGAAAAAGTAGGACGTGATGGAGTAATTACTATTGAAGAGTCACGCACAGGTGAAACTTATCTTGAAACTGTAGAAGGTATGCAGTTTAGTAGAGGTTATAAATCACCTTATTTTGTTACTAATAATGATAATTTAACTTGTGTTCTTAAGGATGCTGCAATTCTTTTCTATAATGGTAGAATTGGTAATGTTAAAGATCTTCTTCCATTATTAGAAAACTTATCCCAGCAAGCAAAATCTCTTCTTATTGTTGCTGAAGACATCGACGGTGAGGCGCTCGCTACCCTTATTGTAAACAAAATGAGGGGCATTTTGAATGTTTGTGCTGTTAAAGCTCCTGATTTTGGTGATCGTCGTACTTTGCTTTTACAAGACATGGCTACACTTACGGGAGGTCAAGTTGTCGATAAAGATAAAGGTATGAAACTTGATAAATTTGACCTTAAATGGTTAGGAGAATGTCGCACAGTTACTGTTACTAAAGAAACAACTACTATTGTAGATGGGGCTGGTGAGGAAAAACAAATCGAAGAATTATGTACTGAACTCCAATCCCAAATTGAAAATTCTACTACTCCTTTTGAAGTTGAGAAGCTGCAAGAACGTCTTGCTAAACTTACTGGGGGAGTAGCTGTTGTTCATGTTGGTGGTAATACTGAAACTGAAATGAAGGAAAAGAAAGATAGGGTTGATGATGCTCTTCAGGCAACTAAAGCTGCTATTGAAGAAGGTATTGTTCCTGGTGGTGGTTTGGCACTTCTTAGAGCAGCTTATAATGTAGAGTGTGAAGTTAATATGGAAAATAACGATCAAAAAATTGGTTGTTCTATTGTAAAATCCTCTCTTCGCAAACCCTTTAAACAAATTCTTACTAATGCGGGTGTTGAAGACGCTTCCCGTATTGAATTTAGTGTAACATCTGGAGAAAAATTAGGTACAGGTTATGATATAAAAACTGGTGAGTTTAGTGATTTCCTTAAAAAAGGTATTATTGACCCTACTAAGGTTACGCGTTGTGCTCTTGAAAATGCAGCTTCAATTGCCGGTACTATTTTATTAACTGAATGTACGGTAGTAAATAAACCTCAAGAAAATAAAGAAGAGGTTGGAGCTATGCCTGGAATGTTTTAAATTTAGATAATGTCTGAATTCGAAACAGTAGAAGAAAAACAACTGATTGCAAAGAGAGTTCCACCGGGTGACCGGTGGACTCTCATTGCACCTCCAGAAGGCACAGTATATGATTCACTTACAGATACTTTAGAAGCATATTTTCAAAAAACTAAATTTAATAAAGCATTTTACCTTGATCCTATTGGAAGTGCTTTATATGCTGTAGATAGAGTAGAAGTAGAAATTAAACCCGAACCAATTAAAACATTTGACTTTTATGGAGATGGCTACAACTAATAGTTTATGGGTTGAAAAATATAGGAGTCAAACCCTAGAAGATTACATTGGAAATGAACACCTTAAAGGTGTTATGGCTAGGTATATTGATGAAAATGATATGAATAATATGATTTTTTATGGCCCCGCAGGTACAGGTAAAACCACACTTGCTAAGCTATTAGTTAAAAATCTTAACTGTGATTATCTTTACATTAATGCTTCAGACGAAAGGGGTATTGAGACTATTAGGGATAAAGTATCAGGATTTGCTAGTACAATGTCTTTTAAACCTCTTAAGGTGGTTATTTTAGATGAGGCTGATTTCTTAACAATTCAAGCTCAAGCCTCACTTCGAAATGTTATTGAAACATTTTCTAAAAGCACACGATTTATCTTAACTTGCAATTATGTAGAACGTATTATTGATCCACTTCAATCACGTTGCCAAGTACTTAAAATTGTACCTCCTAGTAAAGGAGAAGTAGCTAAGCATATTTTTAAAGTATTATCTAAAGAAAATGTACAACATAGTACTGATCATCTTAAAGATTTAATAAATCAATACTATCCTGATGTGCGTAAAATGCTTAATGTATGTCAAATGTCTTCTAAAGATGGTGAGTTAGAACTAGATAAACAAACACTTGTATCAAATAACTATGTTGATAAGGTAATTGAATTGCTACCTAATAAAAAGTCATTTAAACAAATTAGACAGGTTATCGCCGACTCTAATGTAAATGATTTTGAATCGCTATATAAAACGTTATATGAACGTATGGACGAATATACATCACGACCTGCTGAAGCGATTATTATTATTGAAGAATATATGTACCATTCAAACTTTCGTATTGATAAAGAAATTAATGTAATGGCGTGTATTTCTAAACTACTTGAAATCTCTGGTAAAGTTGTTTTATAAAGACATCATAGAATTTGGAGATCGAAAATTCTTATTGTATCGTATAATAAGAGAAACAGAAAAAACAACCCAAGAAGCTGTTAACTTGGTAAAAAAATATTGGCATTGTGATACAGTTTTAAAAAAAGAAAATACATATTACTTTTGTAATGAAATTAAAGAAATAAATTATGAAGAAATCAGAAATGACCCCCCAACAACCTCAAATTGATTTGAGCAAAACTACCTCTATGGAAACTGAAAATGGTGGTAAAGTATGGCAACAAGGATTTATCCTTCGCAAAGTTTCCCGCTTTATTACCAACAGCCCAGAGGATGCAGTAATGCCTATTCCTGTGTTTTATGACCCCGAAACAGGTAAAATCTTAGGACAAGGTTTACCACCTGAAATTCGAGGTGATTATGACACTATTTGATTGGTTAAAAGAACTAACAGGTAAAAAACGGGATTGGGACTCTTTTTCGGATAAAGAAAGGGAGTCCTTTAACCCCTATATGGTTAATCGTTTTTTATCTATGCACCAACCCTTTATTGAACTAATAAATTACGTACAAACTATACCTTATACTGATAAGAAAAAATATTACACAGTGTATTGTGGTTTATTACCAAAACAAAACGTTTGGTTAAAATATATAAAACCAAAGATGAAACAACCCACACCAGAATTAATAAATGCCATTTGTGGGATATTAAATTGTTCTAAACGTGAAGCACGTGAAGAAGTTATTTTATTAGATAATGATGTGCTAGAGGAAAATTTATACAGAGCAGGATATCAACCAAGTGAAGTAGCAAAAATGTTTAAATAATGGATTATAAACATTATATTATAACTATATTTAATTATCCTAATGATTACCCCCATTTAAAAGAAAGGTTTAATATTTTTAATAATTTTACAAAACCTTCAATAGAGGCTCAAAGTAATAAAAATTTTACTTGGATAATTCTTGCTAATCCTAATCATATATCTTTATTTAATGAATTTAAAGGGGTTGACGCTCATATAGTAAAAGGTGAAATTCACAATCAAAGATTACCCTCTGTAAGCTCCGTAGCTAAAGCAATTTATCCTTTTATAAACAGTAAACCCTTACCACAATATATAATATCTACTAGGATATGTAATGATGATGCCATTCATGAGGATTTTATAAAACTAACCCAAGAAAAATTTTTAAATAATATTTCTTCTAGGCTTTTAGATTATAAGGGGTATAGATATTTAGTAAATACTAAGACTTTATATACTCAAGAAAAATACCATAGTAAATTTCCATCTCCTTTTTGTTCTTTAGTATACAAAAATGATTACCAACCCCTTACTATAGATGTAAAGAGACCTGCACCCCCCCAAGTAGTAATAGAATATCCCCATAATGATTTACATAAATTTCATCCTTTAGTTTTAATAAATGAAGAAAGAATGTGGTGTCAACTTATACATGACCACAATTTATTAATGAAAGGTGAGGGAACTTTAAAAGTTAGTTTAGATAATTTAAAGTTTTTTAATATAAGTAAATGAAGATATTGTGTATTATACCTTGTTACAATGCTGCTACTACTATAAAGGGGGCAATTGAGTCTGTAGTTAATCAATCCTATACCAATTGGGAATTAATTGTTGTAGATGATGCCTCTACAGATAAATCTAGAAAGATAGCCCAAAGTTATGCTAAAAAATATTCTAATATAACTCTACTTGAAAATAAAAGTAATAAAGGATGTTATTACTCTAGAAACAGAGCTCTTTATTATTCTAAAAACAAAAAGTGGGATATATTTACTGTACATGATGCTGATGACACTTCTACCCCTGATAGATTCCATCTTTATATTCATGCATTCGAAAGAAGTCCTAAACTATCAGTGCTTTTAGGTATATACAATGGGAAAAGATATACGATGATGTCAAACGACCCCAAAATAAAATACATAAAAAAGGGTATAGCTACCGGAGTTAATTTTTACAAAAAAGATATATTTAATATTTTCGGTTATTTTTGGGATACTAGATTTGGTGGGGATATGGAATATATTATGAGAATAGGAGAATATTTAGCCAGAATTTGCCCAGAAGATAAACCAATTTTAGAATTTAGAAATGAAATTATACAAAGACTTAGCTATGAATTTGCTTATTGTTATACTACAGGATTTCATGTTAATGGTAGTTTAACCCAAACCTATCATAAAAAAGAAAGATTAGAATATAGGGATCATTTTCAAAATAAACATGTAGAATGGGATAATCCTGAAGATTTTTATATAAACTTCCAACCTACCCCTGAAGACATTAATTAATAAAAATTAACAAAATAATGGATAGTATAGTAAAATCAGTTATAGAACAATTTAAAACTCGATCAGAGTTTGGTGAAAAAAAGTATGGTGTTAATATGGATCGAGATGATCTTAAATT